CTAGAATAGTATGGTGTACTTGCATTGTGCAAGGATCTCACCATCATCATATATCTTAACGCATCATATGCGTGATCGTCTGCTTTTGTATCTACATCCTCTGGATTATGTTTAGATAGAGGTAATGTAGGTAATGTTCTTACTAAATTAGTGCAATTTTCCATAATTCTTACTCTTGGTTGTCCTCTGCTGTCACAAGCTAGTCTTCTATGCACTTCTATCTTTCCTGCTAGTCTGTTTCTGTCTGATGGAATCCATCTACAGCCTTTTCTATTCATTGTTTCCGCTATACTAGGCCCTAACCCTGTTCTGTTCCAACAACTTGAGTCTAATACGGATATTTGCATATTTGGGTCGTTTCTTTCTAATTCTAGTATTAAATCACCGAGAGCTTCACCGGTTTTGTTCTTTATATACAGTTCTCTATATATCCAGATGTTGTTATCCCAGTCTATAGCACCCCAAAGAATACAAGAAGGACTACTGTAGCCGTAGTCTCCGGCACGTACCCTAGCCCAACCATCAGGAGGGTCAAAGGTTTCCACCACATGTAGCGTTCTGCTAAATTCTGTAAAAGCTGCTCCCTCTGCGACATCCCAATCTCCTTCTAATAGTCTTTTTCGTTCTACTTCTGGTAAAGAGAGCAACATAGCTTCGTATTGACCATCTATAGCAAGATATGGATTGTCTGTCAACCTTGCTGGTATAAATTTTTTTAGAAATAAAGGTTCACCTTCTTTAGAATGTCCCGCAGGGTACCTTATTGTTTTCTGTGTGTCAAATTCCTTTGCCCAAAATGCCTGTCCGGGTGGGGATGGGTCTATATACATCTTCTTTACCCACCAACCGCCTACTCCACCGGGGTTAGCTGTGCACCTCATGTAAAGACCAAGCTTTGGATCGGTGCTTCTAAGTCTAGATCTTAGATAATTCCAAACATATGGAGTAGGATACTGTGTTATTTCGTCTATTCCTATCCAATTGAACGCTTGTCCTTGGTATCTTGTTACGTCTCGGTCATCATCTACGTAAGAAAACCATATTTTAGCCCCTGAAGGGAACTCCCACGTTGATTTTGCCTGTTTAAACACTGCTCCCGGCACCGCTTTTGTGTATAATTGCCTACTTTTGTCTATAAGTTCGGTCAATTCTGGTAAAGTACGTCTTAAAAGTAGTCCTCTGTGGTTAGGATTGCCTACATCTCTTAAAACATCAGCAAGAAGTGCGTATGATTTACCTCCACCTGCTGCTCCACCGTACAATACGTCTCTTTCTGGACTTTCTAAGAACTCAGCCTGTGGTCCATCGTTAGATTTAAACACAACTTCGTTCTCAGCAACGTGATTTCTTACTTTTTCTGGTAACGCTAGTAGTTCTTCTTCGGATATTGGCTCTTTTCCGTCACCTGAAAGAGCTGCATCTATTTTACTAAGGCTTTCTTGTAGTTTATTTGCCCTGTATCGTGCATTTATAGCACGTTTTGAATCTTTTTTTGCTTTTGCTTTAGCGTTGGATAGTTTTGTTGAGACAGATTTTCGTATTTGTTTTTTAGTTATTTCAGCCATTATTTAAAATTTATAATTTACCCCAATATAACCTTTATTTTCGTGTTCCAAATCTCGTGGATCAAAAAGTTCTCTATTAGTTATTGGATCTCTACCCATTTCTGGTACATTTAATCCTCTTGTTCCAGAACTTAACGAAACATTACCTGTTAATGTTCCAGATTTATTTAACTTCACATTATTTATGTTAAGTTGAAGTGCTCTTTGCATGGGTGATTTAAAATTACCTGTAAAATAAGTCTCACCCCTATTGCCCGTTACGTTAACATTACCTTTTGTAGATTTTTGTTTATAGTTAAAATTTATATTCTTTATATTAAAACCTAATTGTCTATACTGATTTTTTATATTTTGTTCTATATGATGAGTAATTCTATTTTGTTCAATTTTTTGTTTATTTTGATTAGCACCAAACATAACAGACATTTCTTCAGATAAAGGTATAGTTATATTACCAAATATATGTGACGATTTAGAACCTTTTGCCCCTCCACCTACAATAAACGTCTTAGGTTTTCTAGGTGGATTGCTGTACGTCTTTTTCATCTAAGTATATTCCTAATTTACTACGTTTTTTTAAACCTTCATCAGATATGTATCTATCTGTTTTTGCCAATAGCCACTGGCTTGCTTTTCTCCACCCACAAGACTTGGCGTATGTTAATGCCTGATCTAGTGCTTGTAGCTCTTCTGGTATAGGAGACAGGTGTTTTTCGTCTTCTGTATCTAACACATACCCAAACGGTATAGTGCTGGTCTTTCTTCTTATTTTACCATCGGCTAGTTTCACGAAATAAATCTCCTTGTTTTGGTGGTTCATCGTTATTTTCATTTAATTCATCAATTGCATCTATCTTATCTTGATTACATGCAATCTCGCCTATCCATTTATCCATCTCTGCTGTAAGATCAGAATGTTCTCCAATACCAACAGCAGAGTGTAATAGCACATCAAGATTAGCTTTAGCTATATCTATGTTAGCTTCATACTTTTTTCTTAATGCAAATAGTCTCATAGGTTAATCTTTCTTTTCGCCTACAAAGAAACCAATAGCACCTGCTGCACCACAGCAAATCATAACTACACTTTGCCATAGATCATTTGGTACCATTATGCCTAACATAGCAAATACACCACTAAGTGCTGCATAAGATGAAGGCTCTTTAAACCTATTCATTAATTCAACCATTATTATCTTCTCCTTGGTTAATAGTCATACATGCACAAGGGTTGTCCTCTGTACACGTACAATTTTCGCAGTCGCAATTTTCACATTGACAGGAACTATTTTTTTTAGCGTATGCAGTATTATATTTTTCATAATTTTCTGTACCCACTGAAATAGTCACCCCCTATTGACCAGCTAAAGGATTATCAAGAGCTCTTTGTAACATAGTTCTTAATCTATCCTCTAACTCTTTAAGTTTTGTATCTATTACTTCTGCTCTACGGTTTGCATCCGATTCAATAGCAGTTCTTTTGCCGTCAAATCTGTCAGATGCATGGTCAATTAGATCTCTCATATCTTTTTCTATATTTCTAAGTTCTAATCTTACTTCTTGCCCAAGTGCTCTAGATCTTTTTTCTATAGCAGCAATTTGATCATGGGCATCGTGTATATCTGTTCTTAGGTCTGTACGAATTGTTCTTGCATCATCTTGTGCTGCACCAACTAATTCTTTTACAGTAGACATCTCTGTCTCTATGTTAGTTTTTACTGAATCTAATTCAGATTCTACTACTGTTTCTATACCAATAAGTTTTTCTTCTAGTACATCAAGTTTTATAGTAAAGCCAGTAAGATCAGGAGCCACGTAGCCATTTATCTTTTCCTCCATTGCTACCCATCTTGCATAGCCTTCAAAACCAGCCCACAGGCCACCCCCAATAGTTCCAAGTAACGGTAGTATTAATAGGAGTTTACCACCCCTAATTTTAATTCCTTTATATTCTACCTCATTACTCATACTGTTGTCCAATCATTTTTTCTATTTGTAGATTTGATCGTACACTTATATAACTTCCTAACGGATCAGGTAGAATTGCATCAGTATAAATATCTTCTGGCACATACCATGTTGGCTGTACCTGTACCACCTGAGATTGGTACGTTGTTATATTTGGTCCTAATGCATTTACAAGAGCAAGGGTAGTGATTTGTGATACAGGATCATAACTGTTAGGTAATCCTTCTATAATTTGTTTTGCTTTTTCTTGCTTTTGTTCTTGTTCTTTTGTTGGTTTGTTCTCTGCTACTTCTTTTGGTTCTTCTTTAGCCTTTTCCTCAACCACTTGCTTTTCTTCTTTTGGTTCTTCCTTAACCTCTTGTTTTTCTTCTTGTGCCTCTTCCTGTACTACTTCTTTTTCTTGCGGTTTCTCATTAANTTCTTTAGCTTCCACTGTACTGCTAGTAGTTGTTTTTTCTTCTGCCTCAACTTCATTTTTAGTTTCTTCTTTAATCTCAGGAGTTTCCATCTCAGTATTAGCAACTTCTACAGTCTCCTCTACATTTTCTGGTGTAGACTCCTCTACAATTGGTTGTGTTTCTATCTTTGGCTGTTCCACTACTTCTACAGGTTCTTGCACATCATCTACAGTAACTTCCAACTCCTGTATTTCTGCTACCATGGTTTCTACTTCTACCAT